AACTGGAAAAGAATTCGTAGCAAAAATTAGAGAGGGCAATGCGGAACTCTTTGCCCAGTCCCGTGACAATGTTCGCCGTTTCTTTGCTTCTAACCCAAGTCAAGAGCACATGGTAGAGCACTTCCGTGGACGCATGGTAAATGAAGCAGCAAATATGAGAGCAATCTCTGCTGAGATCGCTGCTGCTCCTGCATCTATGGATGTAACCGAGTTAGAACTACTCACCAAGCAAGCACAAGACGAGGCAAAGCACTTCCGCATGGTTAAGGAAGTCATTGAGCATATCTCTGGTGAAGAGGTAGACGTAGAGGCAGCATTTGCTGCTGAAGCTGCTGCTCCTCAGGCAAAAGGTGCATCCCTCCTCGACAAGTATGAGGCATCTTCTGATCCTGCTGCTCTTGCTGCATACCAACTCGTTGCAGAAGGTCGTGCAGAAGCAGTCTGGTCAGAAATGGCAGAGTGCGTAGAAGATCAGTTCATTGCTACCCGCTATGCAGCAATTGCTAAGGATGAAGGATTTCACTCCAACATCGGTGGTTGGAAACTTGAGCAACTAGTAGAAGGTGCTTCTGATCTCCAGGATCGCATTCTAGCAATGGTTGAGCAAATGCGTGCAGACCTTCTTGAGATCAGCAACCAGAATACTGCTGTTTCCGCTATGTGATAAATAATACGTTATTATGTACTCTCGTGAATTGAATAGGAAAAAGAAGGATAAGACAGTAATCGTCAAGTGGGTCAGTGCTTGTGTAATACTAATCGCGATGGTATTTCACGTTCTGGGACTGACCCCTTGGAATAGTATCTTACAATTAGTAGGCGCGTCCGGTTGGACGTATGTCGGTATAAAGTGGAAGGAGCGTTCAATCATTTTGAACTTCCTTCCACAATTTTTTATTATCATTCCAGGTTTGATATACCTGTTAACAAAATGATTAACTTTGATTATGATAAGGTCATATTAGTAAAATATGATTTTGGTGGTGGTGGTAGGTTTCTAATTAATTGCTTAGGATTATCTGATGATGCTACATTTTTGTGTCCAAGAATAACAAAACTTCAACTCCTAGACAAATTCTCACCAGAAAAAAAATTAAAGTATCTTTTAGTACGTTTAAGACAATGTAGAGAAACTAAAAAATGGGATGAGTTAGAATTAACAGATAAAAATTTCTGGAAAATTTCAGATCATGATTTATTCTTTAGAAGCGAAGCAGATATATTAAATTACAACTATCCTGAACACATATCTAAGTGTATGGATAATCAAAAATATATTTTTTTATCTGCTCATGAGGATGAGTATATACGTAAATTAAAAAGTTGTTGGAAAAATTGTAAATATATTACTTTTGAAAATGAAACCATTTTCAGAAATGCTAGAAGTAATATTATAGAAGGAGATCACGATTATTTCAAAATAAAAAATAAATTAAATTTAAGTTCTTTAAAAAATATTGATGGTGGATGTGAATTTGTGTGGGATTCTTCTTGGTACTTTTCGGAAGATATTACAATGCAGAAAGTTAAAGAACTATATGACCACTTCCATATTTCTGGATTTGATGCTAAAATGATATCTAAATACTACAACGCTTGGATTGATACCATCTTTTAGTATGCGTAATATGTTAATTTTGACTGGTCCTCAGGGATCAGGAAACCATTTATGGTCGAAGATTCTCTCTCTTCATCCAAAGGTCTATGGTTGGAAGTCTTTACTTGATAATTATTGGGAAGCACATAGGTTTGCAGAACCATTTTGTGAATATTGGAAAGATCCATCAAAACTGAGCGAGTTCAATTGGAAACAGTCTGAATTTTATTTTACTAGTATTAGCGTACCACTTGGGATCAAGAAGAAAAAGTGGGCACCAAATATTTTAGAATTTAAACAAGCGGCGGAAGAATGTGGTATCAATGTTCAAATTGCTGTCATAGGGAGAGATCAGAATATTCTCTATAACCAACAGAAACGACTGAGAGGCGAGCATACATTTCCAGAGTTTATGCAACAACTGGATGTTATTCCAGACGCGACATATTTAAGTTATGAGTTGCTATACTTATACAAAGAGAAATATTTGCAGTCTCTACATTTAAATATTCCAATTTGTTATTATAGTGATAAAGTTGGTGAAATCTTAGAAAAAGATGCTAATCAAAAATATGTGCACTATGTTGATGAAAATCCATTAGATAATTGTAATAAGACTGGAAAATCAATTAAAAGATTATGAATAGAATTAATTCAATAAATGACTTCATTTACATTAAGGATAATGTAATGGATAAAGATTTCTGCTCACATTTAATTACTAAATTTGAGAAGGATGTTGAGCATCAATATGATGGCATCGTTGCTGGTGGACTTCATAAAGACGTAAAAGATACAAAAGACCTTAGAATTAGTAGTCTAAACCACTGGGATGATGAAGATCAAAAAGTTTGTCAATTAGTTGATAATTCTATGAATCAGTATATTCATTACCTAGAAAAATTTTTCATTGGTTATTTCAATCTTAAAGATATAGGACTATCCTCTTATACTGATCGTGGATATCAAATACAAAGATATAATTCTGGTAGTGGATATGTATGGCATCAAGATTTCCTGAACAATCATGAAATTGGTCCAAGAATTTTTACATTCATATTTTATTTAAATGATGTAGATGTCGATGGATATACAGAGTTTGGTGATGGCACAAGAGTAAGACCAAAAGCGGGTAGAGTATTATGGTTTCCTGCAACTTGGACTTACATTCATAGAGGATATCCACCAAAGAATGGAGTTAAATACATTTTGACTGGTTGGTGTCACTCAAGAAGTTTTGACGAATCAAATTAATAATAAAATTTGTCCATTTCCCTTCCAAGATAAGGACCAGTTTTAAATTCATACATGATGGTATTTTTTTCTAATACGTCAAACTTGTGACCACCATCAAAAGTTACGGTGCAATCTCCATCAGATATAATTTCTTCAACTAATAAAGAACCATCAGTATCATATAAAAATACTTTAATACTGCCTTTTATAACCACCCAGGATTCTTGTGCAATGACTTGAGTCTCGGGTGGTTTTTTCCATTTATGTTGATGTGCTTTTACTTTTACATCAGTATTGATATTAAATGTTGCAACCTGTAGAAATTTCTCTGGTGGAGTAATATCACTCCTACCATCAATATCTCCAACACGATTGATGATGTGTAGAAGATCTTCTGGATGTTTTTTTGAATATATGTACTTCATTGTCTATCCAGGTCTAGAGTTACGCAATGAAAACCACCAGCAAGGGTTCTGGCATGTCTCATGGGTAGCATAGCACATTCTATTCCCCAAGACTCCAACAATTTCCTTGTAGTGTGCTGATGCTCTTCTAATATTACTAAATCTTCTCTAACACTCAAAAGATTCATGTTCCACACCCATGGAGATGCATAGTTATGTTCACCAAAATATCCTTGGTCTTCTGGTTCATTGCAGTAAATGATGTCCCAATGGCAAAACGGTTCTGGTAAATCTTCCCTTTTCTTTATTCTACTTGGATTTACCATAAGCAATCCTTCACGTAAAAATGCTACAGTGCTATCAATATGCATGTAACTGTAGACATCTTTTAGTAAGTGCACTTTTACATCTGTTTTTACCATTGATTGGAGAAGTTCTGCACCCTTCACATTTCCACTATTTGACACAAGATAGAGCAAATCGTTGTTCGCTCTAATTACATTTGCAGCATCAAACGCTGGAGAGTATTCTGATAATGCAAGAATGTCCTTATTTCCAATACACTCTTCATTGTATAGTTGATCATGATATGTACACTCCACATGAGTTACATTTTTGATATGATGCTCGATTGATTTCCAATTATCTTTCCTTGCTTGTAGTGGCATTGGTGTTGCCAGTGCTATTTCATCATGAATGAAAATGCAATCTCTTGGACAATAATTGTAGAACTTTGTAGGTTCTCTTTGTGGTCTTAAAACCTCCACACCTTCCCCACGTAGGAACCCACACAAGGTCTCTAAGTCTTCATTTGCTTCATCTATCACTTGCTGCGGATATGCTCCGTTAGGGACGCTTGTAACGTCCTTACGGTCGGCATAATTGATATATCGCATGGATCTATCCATGGGTGGAATTACTGCATAATCAGCAACACCAACAATTACTTTTTTTAATGTTGCCCATTCATTAGTATTCATGACGGTGAAAATTCTAAGTATCCTTGGATCAGTTTAATATCATCTTCATTTTTGAGAACTATACGTTCATTGGCAAAATGCAACTCTACATTATTTTCTACAGCAAGATTTAATATTTTATTTCTCTGTTCAACATTATCAGGAAGAGAGAAAATACTTAACATTACAATTCCATCTGGTCTTTCTTTGATGTAATGTTGTAGACTTGGGCACCAATCATTATATTCATTTTCAAGACGATCACCAAGAGGATAAATTTTATTCTTATGGCAATAACTATCTATTTCATGTCTTTGTAATGGTAGTGGTATATGCCGTGAAAATGAACTTGCCCATCCATCATAAGTAATAAAGTTTCTATTAGTGTTATCTTGTAATACATCAGATTGATAATCTCCAGGGAATCTAAAATATCCACCAGGTAATTTTCTGTGATATGGTTCTCCCTCAATCAAAACACGAACGTCCATACTAACACGAGTGATGTCAGTATCATTATTCACGTTTCCATGTATATGTTCCTGAAAGAACAAATGACATTGACCATAATTTAAAGTTACGGGGAACGAATGTTTTAGACACTGAGATTCGAAATGTTGTAATGACCAACACTCATCAACATTTCTTTTAGTTAGTTCTCTTGATTTGTCTAAAGGTAAAAATTGCACAGTATTTGATCCATAGCACCGAGTGAATGGCATCCATACTGTACGCAATCCTACACCATTACCTACCCATATACCTTGATGGAAAACCAATCTTCTTGATCTCTTTGCTTGGTTTGGTTCAACAATCCTCAAAGTAGGATATCTTTGTACCATATATTTTTTATTTTCTATTCTTTCTGGAATATATTTTTCCATAAATGAATCTACCATTTCCATAAACTCTTTTTTTAGAGATGCTTTATGAAAATGTGATTTAATTTGTGCAAGTTTTTCTGGTTCTACTTTAAGATGTAGTGTTTCCAAGTCTATTATACTGGGTTCTATTTCTTGAACAATAGATAATGCCCAGTCCCTGAAACGATATTGCGTAGTATCATAATCAAGATAATCATTATCCCAAAGTAACTCAGTAGGTCTTAATTTCATGTTTTTAATACCTTATCATCTATTTACAATCTTACCACCACGGATTCTAAAAACTAAATCGTTGGGTTTACCATAGGTGAAAAAATCATCTAAAGTATATTGATCTCTTTTTTCTGTCCACCAAAGAAGACACGCTTCTTCTATAACTTTAAATACTGGATGCTCATTGGTATTTTTATAATTAGATCTACCTAAACCAGAAGAAACATATAATAAAGGTGCACAATAATTTTTTCCATTTTTTACAATAGCATAATTTGGTTGTAACCAAGGGAATTCTTTTAAATTACCATAACAATCATATGACTTCATAACATATGATGATAGTTTATAGTCTTTATTGCATATGTTTAAACGGTTTTCTTTTTTGTGAAGTCTCAACAATTTATGTGCATATGGTCTATTAATCATCCATGCACCAGTTCCACTAGTTCTTAAAGTTGGGTGCAAAAAACATGGATAGAGATTCGTATTTTCAAATCCAAGTTGAATCGAGTCCCAATCATATGGAATATTATCCATTAAATATTCCCAATCAAAATGCCAATGTTCTATTGGACTCAAATTATAATCATCTTCAAGCATGATCATATATGGATCATTTGTGTCAGTCAACCACTTCTCTATGATTTGAAACCATGATAACATGATACCCATGTAGATTTTTATATAATATGGACTATTATCTACATCAAAATCATAAATCAATTTTGAATTCCACTCTTCAAAATTCTTAGGAGTATATTTTGAGGCATTGAATACCTCATAATTATTAATTTTATACTTTTCAAATTGAGTTTCCATTATCTCTAATCTATCTTCTCTTTCTTTGAGATTCAAGAGATATATTTTTGGTATTCCTTTAGTTTTATCTTTAAGATTCATTTCTTAAACACATCCATTTTAGATAAGTCTGGATATAAGTTGTAATTCCAAATGGTTGCTGGTGTTTCTATTGCTTTATCCAACTTCTCTAATCCCAGTGCAGCGGTTTCTGGGGTCATATAATAGTGATATCCCATCATTTCAATGTTCTGTTCTGCCCATGGAACATCACGTCTTCGCCCATCATAGGACATCTTTTTAACTCTTTCATAATTTGTTTTATTGTCTAATAAAATCATCCCACCCCTACCAAGAGCGAGGTGTTTTTTAAACTGAAAACTTAAACACATGTATGTGTTTGGAATATAACTATCTTTCCTCCACATTGTGGCAGCATCTATGATATTTGTATTGCCAAGCCAATAGTATTCTTCCCACTCTTCATCTGTCCATGCCCATGCTGCCCCAACTTTTATTGCAGTCATTGGTATGGAAGCATATGTTCTTTTTGGAATGGTCAGTACCCCATAACCTTCATTACGTAAACACAGTTCAATTCCATGAGTGCAGCAATCTACTGCTACTGCATAAGGAGCACCAAAGTAGTCTGCAATACGCTCTTCAAATTTTCCTACTATTTCAATGAAGGGATTCATAATATTTCTTAGTTTCTTTAACGGACATCAGGGGACTCTTTAGTTTTTTTGGATCATAGTACTCCATGTTTGCTGGACACATTCCACAAACAGATTCACTTTTTCTACTGAAAAACTCAGATAGTTCTTCATCACTACACTCCGATGTTAATGGAGTGTATTTTAGATATGGATCCCACTTATCTGATATTTTATACGATTTTGCCAACAATGGCAAGTATGCAAGTGGTGGACATTTGTATATGTGCCCATTCACTAATTGATAACAACCTTTATTAAAACAACAGTTCCAACTTGATTCTGGATCATTATCTTCATATGGGAGTATGTTATCCCCATATCCATGATACATTTTTCCCCACACTTCTGAATATTGGGTTATATCCATTTTCACTCCCGACTTTTTCCATTCTCTTAATAGTAAGATATTTGGTCTAAGTCTTCTCATATACTCAGTGCCATTGTGGTGTAGTGATACACCAAGAGTAATATTATTATCTTTTAGTACTTTATCTAACCCTTCATGTTGATGAATAAAAAATCCATTTGTTGTTAAACATACTTCACTATTTGGCCACATCTTTCTGGCAAGTTCCAGAAAAGGTATTAGATCTTTATGTAATGTTGGTTCTCCACCCAAGATTATGAATTTTTTTGGTTGAATTCTTTTATTCCAAAGAGACATCCATTTTTCACCATCTTCTAATGATAACATGGAACTGAATCCATGATTATTGAAATCAGAACAACTTTCACAGGTTAAGTTGCAGTTTTCTGTTATGTGTAGATCTAATAGTTCAGGTTTTATCATTTGGTTATATCAAATATGTTAGATATTCCTTGTTCGATAGGAGTTTCTGGTTTCCACCACTTCCTAATATATGTAGAAGATGTATTTCTAACATACTGTTGAACCGTGTCCTTATTCAATGATGGCACTACCTCAACACTCTTCCCAATTGATTTGAACTTAGATTGTATGATTTTCGCAATGTCAATGATCTTTGTGAATTCACCTGTAGTGATGTGCAGTTTTTCATCTCTGTCAATGTGATCGTAGTTAATCATAATTGACTCTAATGCTTTACAGCAATCTTCAACATATAAAAAGTCTCTTTCTTCTTGTCCATCGGTACGCATCTCAATTTTACCAGTATCAAATCCTTTTCTTATAAAGTCACTGATTACGTGATATTTTTCTGGATCTGTTTCATATCCATAGACATTCCAAAAGTGCACAAATAAACCATTTAGTGATTGTGTGTAATATTCTCCTATTCTTTTCAAAACTCCATAAGGAGAAAAGTTCATATTGCTCATTTGAGATGAAGCAAATACAAACTTTTTGTTCATACATTTTATTGTATGAAATACTTCTGACATCATCACACAATTGTTGTGGATAAAATCATAGGTATGTTGATATGTTTTTAGATACTCGGATCCACCGACATCATATGCCAGAAAGAAAACGAAGTCGCATTGAATAACTTTTTCTAACAAATAGACGTTGTTTTTTATGGTTAGATCTTGCCAATGTGGGTCATTTACGATGTCCATTTCGTAAACTGTATGTCCACTGCTCTTCAAATGTTTTACCAATGGTGCTCCAATTTGACCAGCAGAACCAAGAACTAAAACTTTCATTTTGTATAATAATCTCCAAGAATTAATCTTCTATTTTTTGATAAGGTTTGTTTAGAAGTCTTACAGTAGTCTACCATCTTCATGACTCTAAAATCAAGAGATATTCTAGACTTTCCTGTTTTGTTTACTTTATTCCCATGTAGAAGATTGACAGCATCAAATGTAATTAGATCACCGTAATCACACTCCATGGGTTCAAACGACGATCCAGACTCAACCCATAGTGCATTTGTGTCGTAGCACTTTGTTATTGGAAGAAAGAAATTAATTGTTTTATCACTATGTCCATATTCTGTATCTTTATGAAAAGCAAATACAGATACGTTATCTATTGCTTGCAATCTAAACGTTGGAGTTACTTGATATATGATCTCTTCATTAAATAAGTCCTTTACTACTTTTGATATAAAATCATCATATAGAGATTTTAGTCTATTATCATTGTCTAATGAATAGTAGAATCTCTTATGATATTCTGTCGATTGATTATTTTCTCTTGTTATCTCTTGATCAAGAAAAATATTATCTAATTGACTTAAATTTAAGTAGTCACATATGATAGATCGAAAGTCATAGTCATTAATTGAATATGAAAGTTTATTCAATATAGTCATCTATACAGTCACCAAATAATGATTTAGTTCTTACGGCATCTACGTATTCATTTATATATCTTATGATGAGACCATCTTTGAATTTTTTACTTCCAATTCCTTGAGGACTTTTTGTTGTGTCTCCTTCTACAGCAACTAAGAAATTTAACAATGGTGATCTTCTTACTTTATAAAGAATTTTATTCCACTCATAGAAAACTCTGTGGTAAACTTCTGAATTGAAATTTCCAATCCCAACTGGTTGACCTTCTTGTATATAAGATATCGATCTATTATTATTTTTATACATACCCTTCATGATTACATTCATACTTTGTGTATTCATGAAGTCTAGTAATGTTAAACACTCTTTTGCATACTTTGATGGGAATATAATAAGTCTATCATATAAACCACCATGATCCTCTCCATTTGGAATCCAGACATGATCATTAGACAATACTGGATATGGATTAACAAAATACATATCCGGACGTGTTAGGATAATTCTATCGTATTGATTTATGGTATCAAGGTGATTGTGGTAAATGTAATGTTGAAAAATTATTGGTATAATTCCTCTTTTTGAACCACCACCTTTTAAACCATATCTAAAATTATCTTTCCACCACTTAATCTCACCTTCTTGGAAAAAATTTTCAACGTAATCGTACCATTTTTTTGGTTCTTTAAAGTTCCAATTATACTTAGCGATGCTAGTTAAAGCGTTGAATTCTGGAAGAGATGCACCTTTTTGTCCAATACACAACGCAAGGTCGGCATTATATGGTTCAATTAAGTTATCAACCATATTTTTCCAAGAGGCATCATTTCCTCTAAATTCACCAAATAGAATTACTAGAGTGCGCTCTCCTTTTTTCTGTGGTTTTGTGTTATGTAAGTGGTGGTGCATAGTTATACTAACCAAGTGATGATTGAATATCTAGTATTTTCTGTAACTGGTAGAATTTCATGTGGATACATGAAACTTGATGGGAACATGATGACGGATCCTTTTTTAGGTTTCAACTTAAGATCTCTATCGAAGAAACTAAAATCTCCCCCCTTGTAATCGTCATTTAGTAGGAACGAACAAGATACTGTTCTTTGCTGATCCTTAAATGAATCAGTGTGTTGCGTATAAAATTCACCCTCTGCATACTTCAAGAAAGTGTATCCAGTATCCATTTCAACGTGTAAACATGGATGGATTTCCTTATACATCCTCATTATTTCATTGATAGAATTGAACAATTCACCATCCAGATATAATCTTTTATCTTCTGGAATATTTTCGTTTGCAACACTAATTTGGCATTGACGACAAGTTCTATTGTTATTGTAATCACCACCACCCCTGACAACAGAAGGTTCTAACACAGAATCATTGTCAAAAGTACTAACAATTTGATCGCATAACTCATCCGATAGAACATTCTCAAAAATGTGAATGTAGTCTTCTAATTTACTTGATTGTTTATCTCTATACTGTGTCAAGTCAGTAACTACAAAAGAGTTCTTTGTAGTCGTATCAACAGTTTCTACTGGAGCATCATCACCAACCACCAAAGGCGATTCATCAGTGGTTTCTATCACATCATCACCACCAACTACCAAGGGGGATTCATCAGTGGTTTCTATCACATCATCACCATCAACCACTAATGAAGACTCATTAGTATCGTTATATTCAATAACTGCCGAGAATTTGTTTTCTGATGGGAAAGTTATTTCTCTTGATTTGAAATTCATCTTATATTTTTTAGAATAATATGAGATGTCATCTTCTTGCTTACGATCAAAGCAATGTTGTGCATACTTTCCACGACTCAGAACATAATGTAAAAATACTTGATAATAATGATCTCCATGGAATTGTTCTCTCCAGTGCTCAACTTCTGCACCAAGATAAACCATGGCATCACCAGGATTTAGAGTAATTGGAATTTCTCTTCCTTCGGATTCTACCCAAATATCCCACGGTTCACTGCCACCAAGATTCACTGTCAGTGACAGTTCACATGAAGGTCTATCCTTATGTCGTAACAATTCATCACCACTTCTATAAACTCTGGCGTAAGTATATGTTGGTAATACAGTCTCACCTACAATTTTACTTATCTCTGGAGTTTTTTCACATAAAAGTTCTACGAAAGAAATATAATTGTATACGCTACTTGAATTGGGTGCTTGAGTATCACCTGGAACTCTTTCGTTTCTACAGAAGTCACCAAACTCAACGCCCAAGTCGAGGGATCTATTTTCTGAAATAAAATTTCGTACAACAAGATACTTGTTGCAAGTTAATTTATCATTCATGTCAAAAATTAGTGTAGAATTATTATCTTTTTAATATTATTCGCCTAGGGATTCTAGCAGTGCATCGAAGTATGCTTCATCTTCTGCTGCCTCTGCTGCTGCCGCCGCTACTTCTTCTGCTGCGATTGCTGCTACGCGAGCATCTAATGCCGCTTGTGCGGCAGATGCTAAAGTAGCATCTAGGGTATCAGTTTCAATGTTCATTCCAGTGGTAACCAATTCAATTTCACATTTTGGAACTGATGAATCCCACTGAACTGCTCTTGCCTGTACATTCATTTCGCATTCACTGCATGGGTATGTACCCAAAAATGAAAGATCACAGTGCTCTTGTGCAACATCATTAATGACGATTGTACCAGTATTGTTCACTGAGTCATTAACAACAATTGATAGACGTGTGATAGCCATTAGTCTTGATCCTCCTCGATGTCTGATCCTGTTAGAAAGTTGTTAAATGGTGTTACCTGTGCTGGGATCACACCAAAGTTTTTTTGAATCTCTTCAATATATAGTTGCTTATTTTCCTCATTGGTTCTTGCAACTTCATTTCTGAAAGATTCAACTGCTGCACCAGTTTGTCTTGATTGTTGTGATGTTTCAATTTGAAGCATCGGTAACCAGGCAACTGAACATGCATAATTATTAAGTTCTTCACCAGTGTTTGGATTGTTTCCTCTAATGTGAGTGTACCAAGCACATTTATGTTCAATACATTCTTTTTTCAATAGTGGACAATAATGACCTATTTCAATCTTTTTTCCAAATGCCATGATAACGTATCACTCCAAATCAATATACAATAAGAATAATCAATTGTCAATCAGTCTTTGCTGCACTGAATGACATCAACATATTGCACTGACATATCAATGGAGGTACCAGAGAAGTTGGAACTAGCGTTGGAACTTGCGTTACCACTTCCTGGGTGGTTGTGTGCCAGGTTATTACCTACGTTACCAGTGTTCGCAGCTGACGTTTTATTCTGAACACCATTATTAGGTTGTGTCATATTAACACTTTGGTTACCCGTAGCACCGTTGGGGTGACTGTGTAGGGGAAGTTGATCGTTTGATAGAGTGTGGTTACCAACGGAAACACTGACGTTGGTTGAGACGTTCGTAGAAACGTTTCCAGAAACTGGTTTGCTTGCAAACGCAGTTGTAAATGCTACGTTACCACCACTAGAAGCACTTCCAGTGACGCATCTCAGTGCTCTATTATTGTTATTTGATGTGTCTTTTGTCCAACTGGAAGGAGCAGAACTTTGTCTGAAGATTGCAACTGTCCCGGCGGCAATGAATGCAGGGATAGAGTTACATCCAGTTAATGAGGTTGATCCAAGAACAGCCATTTAATGCTACCTCGATATAATGCTTGTTGTCGTACATTTATTTATAACATCGAAATTATCTGATTAAAGATTCCCTCCGGAGTAAAGTACTTTTCCCACAAAGATCGATTTTCTTTTTGGATTCTTATGAGATCCTCTTCACTGTGACGTTCATGAAAGTCTGTGACGATTTCTTTGACATGTGGAAGATTGTCCTCTGTGATGACAATAAAGTTGGTTTCATATGGAATACTTTCTCTAAATGGTAATATGCAGTCCGTATCAAAGAGGATTGGAATTCTACCCATCATTAGAATTTCACCTAATCTGAAAGAAAAATTTCCACCACCTCTAACACACAAACAGTATAAGTTATTATGTAAATTTTTAAAGTATTCTTTTCTTTTTTCTGCTAATCTACCTCCACACCATCCTGCATTTAGAATGAAATTGCATTCTTCAGGAAACTGTTCCATAGAAGATTCAATAAAAAGTTTTCTCTTAGGATGACTATCAAAATAACCACAAAATCCAATAGATAATTCTTTTGGTAAACATTTTCCGCGATAGAAATCGGAGTTTGTTGTTGGTAATCCTCTAATATTATCTTCAGACTCGGATAGAAACCCACTGCATCTAAAAACAGTTCCCATTTCTTTTGGTATCGGGAATGGTAAATCACTATCACCACCCAACATCATTATAATTTTCTTTCCATATTTTTTTGCTTCTTCTATTAGAGGTTTCCATTCCATTAAAGATTTGGTTCTAGTACAACCAAGTGGAGTGGGAGGTAGCAGAACGTGGTCACATTCTTCAATTGATTGACAAAACTCTTGCTCAATGTTTAATATTGAACCAAATGCAATTTTATCTTCAAGAGTAAATTTACTTAGCAACTCTTCTTTTATATTTCTTGAAATTAAACATAAGAAAAATGAAGCATGAAAGGATGTGTAGTAGCGTTCCCCATTATCAGGATTGATACTATCCATAAAATCCTTAATATTGAAATTGGGATCCGTATAGATCTTTGTCATGATAACAGAACAGGTTCTTGCACACCTTAATTATATCCATTATAATAAGACCAATAAATACCTTCGTAAGGAGATGACTACATATGCTCTCTACTCAGTATAGGTTAAGATTGGAAGGTATTTGCAAGAAGATTGCGAATAATGAGATAGTAGAACTGCCTGACATGATTTGGGCAGAGAAACTAGCAAAGGCACACACCACTGCCAGGGATTGGTTGAACAAAGCACGACGCCAATCCAAAGGTATTGAAGAGGGCAGCATTGATGATTTTATGAATAAGATGGGTTTAGGAGATCCCGACCCATCTAATCACAAAACGGGGTTCTCTGGAGCGGATGAAATCGTAGACTGGTTCCAACGTGACAAACCAGATGATTGGAGGCAACGTGACTGAATTTGAAAAGATTACTCCTGAAACATATCATAAAATGAATGAGGAATTTGAAGAGGAAGGTCTTGCCTTCCAAATCATTGTTCCTACTCAAGAACAAATTGATGTATGGCGTGAACAAAGCAATGACTGACCAGGTTACAAAACTGAATATTACTAAAAACCTTGTGGAAAAGATCTCAGAACTATTAGACGCTGAAGTTCACTATTCATACATGCTTGATCACAAGGGTGAAGAAAAAAGAAAGATTTCTATTGTTTACAAAGAGGAAAAATGACAGCAGTAATTTATTCTAATGGGAGTCAAGAATGTGAACGGATGGCATCACTTTTGAAGTCACTTGGCGGTGAGTTCCTTGAGTACAAACTGGGTCATCATTTCACACAAAGAGGATTCGAGGCAGAATTCGGTGAGGATGCTGAATACCCACAGATCAACATTGGGTTCAAACACATTGGAAACATGAAGGAAACCTTACAGCATTTGAAGGCAGAAGGCGCTTTTGTATGATGGATTACGACGATTTTGTCGCTCGTGATTTAGAATATTACATGGATATGGTACGCCTCGTTGACATGAAAGTCAAATATGGCATGGAGTTTACGGAAGAAGAGAAAAAAATAAATGAATTCATACTGCAAGTTCAAGAGAACAATAAGATAAACGCTTTACGGAACAAATTCGAAAAAATGTGGGAATCGGATGAATGAACCCTATTATCTTAATCGCTTGCTTTACTCCTCTTGCCGCAGTATTTGTGGTTATGAAGGTCGCTGTGTGGATGTCCGCTGTTAATTCGGAGGCAGATTATGTCAGAAGAGAACCATCTAGGCAACGAGGACCCTATGTGGCAAATCCATATGAAGACGTTGATGAGGAGGAAGAAGAGTATGGAGATCGCACGGATTATCGATGAGGCACTCTACCAATACTACCATGTGGAGCAGGGTAAAGAGGTGCCAAATTGGCGATACATCAAAGATCAGGACTGGTGGATAGAATATCTTAAGAGTTTGGGTATTGACCCAAGGAACCCATAGTGCTATAATACCATTTACATGAACCCTTATTATGGA